TAGTTCCTCAATAAAGTAAATATTCTAAAATAACATAACATATCGTATATGCACTTCGGTCACTCGCTACTGTTATATTAACGTTGGTATTATCAACAAACAACGATATATTCGCACCAGCAGGGTCAATATATGGTATCGGTATATAACTAAACGGCACGGTCGGTTTTGTTGCGACTCCGTAGATCCTGGTGAACGTTGTAGCGGTTGTGCATGTTATGCCATGGGCGATTGGTGTATTACCGGCTGCCGGTAACGGACCGAAGTTAATAACTTTCCGATAAACCGGTCGAACGTTCTGTGAAGTATTTTGTGTTGCAGGATTGATGCCGGGTTTGGGAAACCACGTTTGTCCGTTTACGAACGGCAGTACATTATAAGTACCGGCATCGCGGTTATTAACAGCTAGAGCCATACGGTTCAGATCCTGAAACAACCTGACAAGCAGCTCGCGGAATTCCGGCTTGGTAACATCCATATCTTTAACATGTTCATTTTCCGTATCCCAGACGTTCGTCGTTGGTATAAACGCGCCTGTCTGATCCTGTATAGCCATCAGCGCATCCTTGAGGTTGTAGGAATCGCATATAGAAGCATGCCATCTAACCAGAACTCAGAAAATGCAGTATCCGGATTTAACATTTGATCATCTGAAAGATATATGTGCAACTGTATCGATTCACCTTCAGTTTGTAGATAAACCGGGTGCCACAATCGTGTTTGCAGTTCTTCTAGAGGCACTACAGGGTATGGCGAAGTTTCTAGAACGCTAGTCCCTAATATTGTACCGGTTGCGGTTGCATTTTGGACCATGGAGAGCTCACTAGAAGATGGGAAATAATCAACGGTTATCGCGCCCGCTGACGTTCTCTTCACCCCAAATTCTACTTTTGAGATGAATACGTTACGGTCTTGGTCAACGTAGGGGTTAAACTGCTTAGTTAAAAGATCGATGATCGATACACGAGCTATTGAACCGCCACCCAGATAAACACCCGTAAATCCTGGAGGAGTATCGATTTGTATAGTATCGATATCAACGATTGCTTGAATTTCAACAATTTGGGGATTAATACCAGTACCTTGCATATTAGACAAGTAAATAAACTCGCCAGCGGCAAGCGTATGATCTATAACGGTCAGGTTTAACAATAAAGGCCCTACAAGGGCAACATTAGTAACTGACATTACCGGCGCATTCATAGGGAAATCAGGTGCTACAATAAACACAAAGCCCTGCTGATTGCCTGCTATAACTTGGCGGAACTGTGATTGCTGAACGCCGGACGACCAGGTCGAGTTGTTTTGTTGCCATTGCATCGTTTCGTCTGCCCATGTAATGTCCGATTGCTGTTCAAAGTTGCCGAACATGGTTATACAGTCATCGTTAAACGCCCAGGAATTCGTTTTATAATTATAAACCAGTACCGAGTTAGGGAAAGTTGCGTCGGCATTCTCATCAATATTCGGGAAAGTCCAGTAGACCATCTCGACATAATAGTCACGGATCCCTACAACACGGCTAACGCCTTCATTTTTGTTGATAATCTCAAATATTTGATCCGGTATCTTAATATCAATACGTTCAACGTTAGCACCGGAACAGGCATGAACGCCGGTATTACCGATAGCTAATATTGCTTTATCGAAAGGCACGGCAGAAAATGTCGATTCTGCGCCAAGTTCTGTATTGATTTTCTGCCAAATTAATGGGTTGGCATGGTTACCGGTAAATGCGAGTTCCCATGTCGACCGTTCGAAATAAACGATTAAACGATCTTTGATAAATTCGGCCGTAACGATCGCCTCATCCGTTGCAGCATCAACAAAGCCGCCACCGCCATAGCCAATATTATCAGGCTGTATAAAGGCATTATTTGGCGCAGCTGCGGTTAATGGCACACCGACCCACGAATAACGACATCGATTAATAAAAACGGTATTTGTAGTACCTGCCGCATCTTGTTCAACAACGTTAAGCAATAACAACATGCCCTTATAAGGCAGTATTATCTCAGCTGTATATATTATATCGCCTGCGGCATTAAACGGCGGATTAAATATGCCCCATTCGGGCGTTAACTGTTCGCAGTAGTACCACATTGGATCATCATCGGCCCCTGGAGTACCTGGAGTAAAATTGTAGTTCGTGACGAACAAAGCAACTTGGTCGCTTGTTACTGCAGTATAGTTGGTCGTCCAAAAGAAATTTGTATCGTCGCCATGGAATATGGGAGCGTCGGCAACAGCACTGCGCTGCCATGAATTAGTCACAAATTCATATGCAAAGTTAACATCAAAACCAAAAGAAGGATGATTATTGACTGCACCTATAGCATAGTTAGCTAGACCCATGACAGGCAATAGCGGGTAAAAGTATACAGGTGCTGCGTTAGGCGCGCCCGTTATATTAAAAGCTCCCGTTGAAGTATCGTAGGTTGCAGCAGCTGCCGATGCATCAGTGCGGAGCATCTGTTGTGCCCCGGCCGTTCCGTTAGTTGCCGTAAATATAACATCACCAACCGAGAATTGTTGCCCTACCATAAACGTATCGCCGGGAACCGTACCGGCCAGGATTCCGCCGGCCGTTGTACCGATATTAATCCTAAACCGGGACAGCAGCGGCGCAGTTAATGAACTGTCTGCTCCGGATCCCATAAGTTGCCCGCCGAATCGTTTGCGGACCCTGCCACGCCATACATATGCATTATAAAGGACTGCAAAACTCTCGTCCGGTATCAGCCAGGGTTCAAGATCGGTCCGAAGACCATCAGCAAAGGGGGCGATAAGAAATTTGTCATAGGTTGGCATATTAGCTCCCTATAGTCAGCCAATTAAACTGAGAACCATTTTGCGGTGCACCGGCAGCGTCATGGGTGCTTACATATAAATATCGCAGAACGGGGTGGGCTAGATCATTACTATCTTCTGCAACAACAACAAAATGGGGGACATGCTTGCCTGTTAAAAAAGCAAAGCGCGCTGTAGTATATGCAGGGACACCGCCAAGATTCAAATCTATATAAAGATTATGGGATCCTACGGGCGTTGAAGCTGTTCCATATTTAATTAATAACCCAGAAGGCAAATAAGTATAATTTATGCCTCCAGAAGTAGTAACGGCTGAAAGATTTATGTCGGCCCCCGCTGCATTGTGAAGAAATACAGCGTGAGCAGCATTAGCCCAGAAACCTACAGAGCCGGGGAAAGATCCTATAGCAGGCCATGCAGTTTGCCCGTTAAGCTGTACGAATGTATGTTGTCCTGCAATATCAGCACCCGCATTGAAATCCATATGATTTTGATCAAATGCGGGCTGTATAGACTCAAAATTTTCAAGCAGATCCTGCTGGGAATCTGATATTTGATCGGTAGCTTGTGGAATCATAGATTGATAAGGCATATTTATCTCCTTTATATGTTACCTGAACCCCAACCGAAGCCACCGGAAGTTAATCCGCCCGTCTGTTCGGTATATACTGTTGCAGTTCGTTCATTTGTATACTGAACGATAGTCTTTCTAATCACTAACTGTTCTTGTTTTTTATACTCCGGCATGATCTGCTGGACAGAATCCAAGTCCATACGATCTTCAAATATCTTTTTTGCAGCACCATAAGCAATATATTGCCACCATTGTTGAATATCTGGCGCAACATCATTATCGAGCAACACGGTAGGGGTAATATAGGCCTCTAAATTGACTCTGTAAGGCTGATCGGGAACAGGCCGCAATGTGAATGTATCCTGATAATAAAGTACCGCCTGAGGCAATGCTGGTTGATATGGTACAGTTTGAGAGTTTATGGGTACGCCAGGAGCTGGCGGTGTTGCGAAAACGAAAGAAAATGCACCGGTAATATAATTAATAAAGTTAGGACCGATGCCGGCAGTTCCTACCAGATTACCTACAGTCGCTGTGCTAGGTACATCATTAAGAGAAAGCCCATTGCCATTGATATCAACAGAACTAAAAAGGACATTGTTTTGGAGCAGAGCTGGTCCGACAGTTGGATTAGGTTGAATAGTAGGTGATCCGCCAAAGTTTATTACTCCTGAAAAAGCTGTTGTTGCACCGTCGCCAACGGCCCCTATAGATTGTATAGAGTTAACCATTGGATAGATGCCAAAAAACTGTTCTCTTGATTGGGTATAAAATTGTTGATAACCGGCAATATAAACCGGTTCATGTATTGTTATATAGCGGTTATTAAAGTCATATAGTGGACTCGTAGGGTCAGTAGTATTAG